ATGGATGAAGTGATAGAAGCAATCGTAAACGACGCGGTGGAAAGAGCAACGGCCTTTTCCCCCGGCGACCAATCATTCATTTACAGTGAGGTATCAGACCGCCTGTCGGATTTATCGCATACGGCACTGATGACCGAGTACGGATTTAAAGAGGAGGATTTCGAATGAGCAGGAACTACGCACGTTTTTATATCCTCTTGAACCGTCTGCCCACGGAGGATAAGGACGAGTTGAAAGCCTCGCTGGTCAGCCAATACACCGGAGGACGCACCGAATCGCTCCGGGAAATGACCGTTAACGAGTACGACGCCATGTGCGAGGACATGCAGCGTATGGATGAGAATTACAAGGCGCGGGAAATCTACCGTGAGCAGCTGCGGCAGAAACGCTCCACGGTGCTGAAGTTGATGCAAAAGCAGGGCATTGACACGACCGACTGGAACCGGGTGGACGCCTACTGCCAGAATCCCCGGATCGCGGGCAAGAAGTTCGCCCGGCTGACGACCGGGGAACTGGATACGGTGGCCATCAAACTCCGGATCATCCAAAGGAAAGAGAGGGAAAAGAACACGGATTATTCACAACTAAATTAATTAAAGCTATGACAGAAGAAAGAAAAGCCGTTGAAATGACGGACGAAGAACTGAAACAATTCGAGGCGTTCAAGGCAGAACAGGCCGCCAAGCGAGCCAAGGAACAGGCCAAACGTGACCGCGAGGCCTACAAGGAACTGGTGGACGAAACGATCGAGGAGGCGATCCCGGACTTGCAAGCGGTAAGCGACTGCATCAAGACCGTGAAAAACGGCGTACTGAATAACTTCCGCCGCGTGATCGACATGAAGTCGGAAGTCTTGAAATTGAAAAAGGACGGCCAACGCACAGACACCTTTACCAATTCCGCTGGAGACAAGCGTATCACCGTAGGGTATTATGAAACCGATGGCTACCGCGACACGGTGGAGGACGGTATCGCCATCGTGAAGGAGTATATCGAGGGGCTTGCCGACAACAAGAAAACGAAGGCACTCGTAAAAATGGTACTCCGCCTGTTGGCCCGTAACGCGCAAGGAACGCTGAAGGCAAGCCGTATTGTCCAGCTTCGCAAGATAGCCGAGGAATCGGAAGACGAGCGTTTCATGGAAGGCGTGCAGATCATCGAGGAGGCCTACCAGCCGGCCATCAGCAAACAGTTCATCCGGGCCGAGATTAAGAACGATAACGGGGCATGGATAGCGATACCGTTAGGAATGACAGAGGCATGAAGGTAAAATCTGCCACCCTTACCCCCGGCTACTGGATATATGTCTGTCCCTGCGACTTTCAGTATTCGGTTTGTCGGGTGGATAAAACAGAGGGGAAATGGCTGGTATATTGTTTCAAATGCAAACAATCCAATGGAAAATATCACAAGATTATGGTAGAAAGAATAGAATTTTCTAAAAACTGGAACGGGAAATTGAACGGCGATAGCTTCACAACCATGAGGCTGCATGATCCCGTGAAATATTGCGTCGGTGCCGTCAAGCAGATTTACTTGAAGGGCATCTGGAAGGGGAATGCCCGGATCATAGACGTGAAACGCATCCACCTTTCGGATATAAACCTGTTCGTTTCAAAGTTGGACATGGGCCTTTCGGCGGAAGATTGCAGGCAGGCGCTTCGCGCCATGTACAAGCATCGCCCGGTCAATTGGGAAACCCAGCTGATCGACCTTTGCCTTCTGGAATACCTGAAGGAATCTAAAGAACCGGGATTGTTCCCGTGTCAGGAAGGGGAGGTGAGAGTATGAGCAGGAGCGTACAATCGATCGATCTTTTTATTGACAAATACACCCCCAAGACGGAGGTTGTGAAAGCCAGGGGCTTTATTTGCCCCTCCTGTAACGGGAGTGGCGGTTTCCAGGAAGAAATAGGGCGTGACGATTACAGGTGGAAGACTTGCCCCCGTTGTGACGGGACGGGTAGAATGAGGGCTGTCGTTACGGTGGACTGGAAAGCGGATTACGACTCTTGAAAACCTATGGTCCGAAAATGCCGGACAGCAGGTTTGGTCTGACAATGATTAATTTTTAAAACAGAGGAGAAATGATGAACAGTATTTTAAACAGGTTAAAAAGAAAAGCAGATCGACCGAATAAGACGGACGAACTGTTACCAAAACGGGAGAGAATGATCCCACCGCATATCGTGGTCTGCAAGGTCTGCGAGGGCAAGGGGACGAAAGAGGGCGCGACCTGCCCGCAGTGTAAAGGTTCCGGGCGTGTGATCGTATCGTGTGAGGTAACAACTTATGTATCGGCTTATGTGCCAGAAAACGATTAAAAATAATCAGTCATGGGAGAAAAAGTAAGAATAGTAATGGAATTGGATAAGAACGTGGTTCAGACAGCGTGTTTTTTAGCTGATATAAACCTGTCGGATGAAGTCTGGCAGAAAATGGTTGCAGAACCAATTCTTTTCCCCATGGAACTTGCGGGAGAACAAAAAAAGGAAATGGAATTGGGAATAGCAATGGCTGCTTTGGGTTTAACACTACAAAAACAGGAGGAAACAGAATAATTATGGGTTATGATTTAATACCAAAAAAAAAGGGGGTCGATTGTAAAAGCGGAATGATATTTACATGGCCCGTCATACTGAACGAAACCGGTGCTTGCTACCTGTTTGGCTATGGGGACCACACATTTTCTCCGGGAAAATATATTTATGTCGGTTCCCGGAAAGATGGCAGTCCGGTAAGCAATGACGGATTTGAAGTCACAAAAGAAGAAGCCTGTATCATGGCGAGGCTCTTTAGGGGGTATGTCTCTGTAAAAAGGGAGTTGAAGGAAGAATGGGACCAACTGTCGGAACAGGGACAAATCAAGATCAAATCCATGTTAGGGGAAAAAGCGGAACCACCGGCTGAAGAGTTCTTACATAAGATAGAAATGCTGGCAGATTTCTGTGAACAGTCGGAAGGCTTTAATATCTGTTGAATATGAATGCGACAGATCAAGCCAAATTATGCAAGGCAGGTTATACCATACTTCGCCGGATGGATTATCCTTCTCCATGCATAAAATTCAAAAGTGAAGCCAATCCGCATAGCTGGAAAAGATACGGCGATTATTACCCCAGCAAAGCGGAAAGGGACAGGAGCATGAAACGTTTATTGCAAAGCAACGATATAATAGAGGATTGAATTATGAACATGAAAGATTTAGGACTGGTTCCCAGTGTGGCACAATGCGTCAAAGATGCCGAAGGAACGGCGGAAATTATCAAGGAACAAATCCCACGATTGAGAAGCAGAGTCAAAAAACGGCAAAGTGAGAGAAGCCCTGAGTTTTTCGAGGCGGTGGTTTACCACTTGAAACGATTGCAACAGTTGGAATCGACGAAATAACCGGATAATAATTAGCAATCGGCGGAACAAAAAGCTGTCCCGCCGATTGTTTTTTGGGGTGATTGGTTTAAACAAACTTAAAAACCGTCTGTTCCAAACAAACTTAAAAGCCAATGCCGCCGTAAAATACGGTATAAAGCTGTACTTTTGTATTAAATACATTGATTTATGGCCAAAGGACGAGACAAACAGTTGATCAGAGAACGAAATGAAGCCCTGTGCCGCCGTTACTATTATTGGACGGAGGCGCAGAGCGTCCGCTTTGACCGTGCCCTGAAGATACTCTCCAAAGAGTTCTTTTTGTCGGAGGAGCGCATCATGGCCATTATCCGTGAACGCAGCAAGGTCGATCCGGATATCCACCCGGTCCCCAAAGTCCGTGCGCCCCGTTTAACCTTCAAACAGCTTTCCCTGTTCACGGACGATGCCGGCTATCCAATAGCGCAGATTCATCGCGATAGCTGAACGAGAACACAAATTCATACACCTTGATGTTTCCGGGCAGGGTATAATCCCGGCTTTTGACTCTGACCAGTTCGTCCATGTTCCGGCAGAACTGGAAGTTTTGCAGTGTCCGGTATAGTTTCCCGGCCATTTCCATACGTTCCTTGATACGCCCGGTCGTTCCGCTTCCGATGTGGGTATCGTGGTAACAGTCGATGCCCAGTCGGACGGTCAATGTTATTTCTCCCGCCTGCGTTCCCAGCCCGATGTCTTTCCAGTCCGCTTCGGTGTTTCCTACCAATACGCATGGAAACGTCACCGGATAAAAATCCTCGTTTTCCGAATTCATTCCTTCCAGTTGGCCGTAGTCCTCGTCGATGTAGGCTATTTCCGGCATTTCATTTTCTATCCTTTTCAGGATTGCGATGTACAGTTCTTCCATGTTGTTTATTTTAAAATGTTTCTTATTTCCGCTTCGACGGTTTGCCTGATTTGTTTGTTCAATTCCGTGCTTTCACCGATAAACTGGCGTTGAGGGATTTTTACCTTCAACTTTTTCTTCCGGGTAAGGGCGAGCCCTTTCCACATACCGGCCTCCGGCGGCAGTTCTCCTTGCCTTGTTTTACCCTTTTTCCGTTTGCCTACCGCTTTGTAATACATCGCCCATGCAAACTTCCGCATCCGGGGTGTCACGGTCGGATGTGTCTCGCCTCCCCAGTTATGCAGCGGGGCGTATTCCACGTCGTTGGCCACCCTGACGCGGTAGTCTCCCGGTGTATATTTGACGGATGAGAACAGATGGTTACGCCGTGAGAGCAGCGGGCCGTAACCTGCCGCCGCCGACTTGGAGCCGGAGTTTTGTCGTTTCGTCTGCGGCCAGCGCTGCAGGCCGCCATTGACAAAGCCTCCCTTGCGGAAGTTATCCTGGTAATGGTCTTTGGCCATGCGTCCCACCTTGATGGGCAGCTCGCGGCGCATGAGCGTGTCCAGTTCCTTCTGTTTAGCCTTGAGCGAGGCCGAAAAATCTTTTATATTCATATTATTGTTGTCCTTTCAAATAAAAACCGTATTTTTGTGAAAACTATCTTTTTATGAACATACCTGAACAAGTAATCAAAGAAGCCGGCAACATGATGGAACAATATGGCGGCAATCTTGAGTATCTGGGTGACGTTGACGGCCAAAAGGCATGGTTGCTGCGTCTACCGGATGATCTTGTTATAGGCTTTCCGTTCCTGTACTTGTACAAAGACGGCGAGGCCATTGAGATAACAGGGCCTTCAGTCTTCGATTTCATAGGCTTATATGTCAAAGATGTCGAAGAAGTCGAGGTTGAATAGTTTGTTGTCTATTCTCATGATCCCCCTGCAGCTGTGAGAAGTTGCCGCTCCCATCTCACACAGGTATTTGACATCCTTCCATTCCATCCCCGATCCGGCCGAGTTATCGCTTTGCGGTTCTATATAACGAAGTTCCCCGTTGGCAAACCGTTGTAGGATGGTAGCGTGTCCGCCTCCGTTTTTCCAACCGATGCACAATTCATAAACACCCTCTTCCTTGCAGATTTCATTGAAAAACTCCTTATACCTTTTGGGCGTCATTTTCAAGTATCCCTTTGTGTAAAGCCAGTCGTTAATGCTGGTATGTTGCGCAGTTGTTCCGTCCGCATTCTTCCAGACTTCAAAAGCGCGTCCTTTGCTCAGATATTCCAGTTTTGAACCGGGCACATTCCCTTTTGCCGTGATATCAAATCCTTTTAAACGTAAGGCATAGGCCGGAGCACAAGTCTGGCAATTGATGTTGTAAGGCCTGGCTTTTTCCCGGTCGTATTCCATGTTCTTTCTATATCTTCGCCCGGCTTTATCCTGATAAGTTCCGTTAGGGTCTAATATGAACTCATTTGTATGTTTCGGGTTCGCATTCTGCTTGTCCGCCTCTTCCACGCTCATGGGTTTGCCTTTGGTGATCCCGAGAACTTTTTCCAGTTCAAGGTTATGCATGGCGATGGCCTTCTTTTCCTCATACGTCAGGTTACCCGGCATTTCCGCTATCATTTCGTTTATCCGTCTTGTCAAGGCGTCCACCGCTTCCTGCGCTCCCGTATGGGCCTCAGCCATATACGGGTGTTTGTCCGAGAACAGTCTGGCGTCCTTACCCGGATTGTTCTCCAGCCCGTCCTGCGGCTTGTCGGCGGGATCGAAGTCGGGTAGGGGGGTAGGCTCCTCGTCCGTGGATGAGAGGGAACATTTGCAGTTCCAGCGGTCGCCCGGCCGGTGGTTATTCCAAAACGGATCATCAATGGGCCGTATCGTTCCCCAGAACCGGCGGTGGTCGGCTCCCGGATGCAGGGAGGTGGACGGCATCCATTTCAGGTTGGGCAGCACGTCCTTCTCACGCTCGAACTGTCGCCAGTTGGCGGCCTGGTGCGCCCGGATTATCGCCGTATCGTATTCGGTCTCCAGCCACTGGTAGATTTGATGGTCCGCAATGGGCATGACCTCTTTCGCCCACCGTTCGAACGGTTTTAAAACGCCGTTCGAATCGAGCAGCAGCGCGGCCATGTCGTTCTGCATGCGGTGTACCTTGAAGGCGGCGAATACGGCGTTGTTTCGTTTCAGTTCCTCGTAGAAGTCATGATCCGGATCATCTGCCGGACGCTTTCCGAACCCTTTGTCGGTGGCGATGTCGAGCGTATCCCAGACGGCACGGAACATCTGAAGCTCGATGTCCGTCATGGGGTGGAAGTCCTTTTCGTAGATGCGGCGCACGAACGCCTCCAGTACGTCCCGGTCAAAAGTGAAACCGGAGGATACCTCGCCTGCGGCATTCCGATAAAGAGTGTCGACTACCAGTTTAAAGCCGCCCCGTCTTTGTGCGGGGCGTGGTCGAAAAAACTCTTTAGCCACGCCATGAAGTTCCTTTTCCGTCTCCCCGTGGGGGCTTCATCCTCTTTGTCCGGCTTTTCCTCGGGCTTTTCTTTTTTGCCTTCCGGCGGAACGGGCGAGGCCGGTGTTTGTGTCTTTTGGGCGGCTTCCGCTTTCAGCTGCTTGTAGTTCTTCGGTTTCTCTATGCCGAACTTTTCGTAGAGAAAATCGTCATCGATGGGCAGGTTGAAGTCCCTTTTCAGGGTGGAGAGGACAGTCATTTCGGTTTTCGTGTCCGTTTCCTTCTGCTCGGGGAAACAGAACTTTCCGCCGGAGGTATCGATGCCCATTACCTGGAAAATGTCGGTCATGTCGTAGTTAAGCACGTTCAGCAGGAAACGGCAATCCGACTTCAGCTTTTTGTCCTCCACCTTCTTGTGTACCGTGCCCAGGGCCTGTGTCCCGGTCTTGGAGGCTTCCGTGGTCAGCGTGTTGCCCAGTACCAGTTTCGATATCTCGCTGTTGCAACGCTCGCAGAGTTTGTCGTATAGGTCCGCCGATCCGCTCTTGTTACCCGCTTCCTTGAGGTTCAGTTCCGTGTCCTTGCCATGAATGAACACGCCCAATGATCCGACACCCGTCGCGTCTTCGATGGCACGCTGGCGTGCCTCGTCATCGTCTGTCTCGTAGGTGTACTCCTGTATGGGCATCCCGAAAACTTCGGCGAACTGCGCCCAGTCGGCCATGTCGTTACGCTTGTAGATGACCCACGGCGCGGCCTTCGCCAGCAGCCCCATATCGTCCTTGTCCCCGACAAAGAGCAGGTCGGGGTATTCATCCCACGGGGTTCCCGTGATGTCCGTCTGGTGGCGTAATATGAGGCGGCGCACGGGGTCGGCGTGCTTTCGGGGGATCAGGTCGTAGTTGATCCACGGTCCTTCGCGGTAGAACTGCATGAGCGAGAATCCCCACCAGCGGGCGGCAAGGATATCCTCGATGCAGCGCCGGAACCACGGCGACTGCAACTGCTCGTTTATGCGCTCGTCCGGTTTCCCGTCGCGCTGGAACTCTATGTCCAGTGCCAGCACGGCCTCGACCCTTTTGTCGATGACGCTGGACAGGTGCGTGTCCATCAGTATGTCGCTGTACAGGTCGTACAATTTGAACCGGCGTGAGTAGTCCACGTTTTCGAAGGCGTGGATGGCCGCCGTCATGTCGGCGATGTCGATGCCGAAACGTCTGGGCTGCGTGAGTACGATGGTTTGCGTGCCCGTGATGCCCGGCCGGCGCAAGTTCCCGCCTACGGTGATGCGCCCTGTATTTTTCTTTCTTCTTCCCATGATTTAAAAATGGTTTGAACGTTTATGGTTGCTTTTTATGATAAAGCCGGAGCGTGTCCGGCGTTCTTCCTGCGGCAGCAGCGGTGCGCCGTCGATGCTGATGTTCCCGTCCGCCACCGCCTCCAGCCATTCCTTTGCCCGGTCGTAGCGGTCTTTTCGGACGGAGGACATGTTGCGCGGGTTGTGGATGCAGAAGATGTGGTACACCGTGATGTCCACGGCCATCATCAGCACCAGCTGGTTGCGTTCCTGACCGGTTGCGGCGAACAGGCGGTCGCAATCATACCGCCGTGAGAGGTATCCCCTCATTTCGGCCAGCGTACGGTCCTCGCATATCTCCACGATGGACTCGTCCTCGCGTGTCAGCGCGTCCAGTATCTCGCGGTGGATACTGGCGTCATAATCTGTCAGTTCGATAAATTGGCTCATTGTCTGTACTTGTTATTTTTGCGCAACACGCTTCGGGCGATCTTCTTTGCCGGTTCCATGTCGCGCTGTTTACGGTCTATGATACGGTTCCCGCCTTCCACGCAGTCCGGCCCGTCGGCGGGATATGTAAGCTGTAGGTTGAAGAGCCGGAACTGGTCTGCCAGCCGCTTCATGTGTGGATTGTCCCGCTCCGCCTCGTTAAAAATGAGGTTCCCTTCCCGGTTGAGCGGTTCGAGGTTGGCTTCGATACGGGTGGCCTTGTCCGTTTTCTTGTCCTCGTCGCCTCTGATGTAGAGCTCCACGCCCTGCTCGCGGCGCACCTTTCTGACCAGTGGCTGGAACACCTGCTGGAAGAAGGGGTCTTGCAATTTGTTGTTCTCCATGTAACAGTACACGGGGCATCGTCCGCCTACGAAGTCCAGCAGCTGTACGTACCACTGGATGAACTCTGCGTTCAATCCCCGGTCGAGAAATGCCTTGATGACATATAACCGCCCGCTGATTTTTCCCAGGAGGCAGAGCGCCTTTGTGGAGCTCTTCTTGCTTTTGTTCTCGCCCGGTGTGGGGTCGCCGTAGATGACGAGGAACTTGAATTTGGAGAGGGCGGGCACTTTCCCGTAGGCGATCTCCTGGAACACCTCGCCGTCGGCCACCGGGTTGTTGAAAAACTCCTTCTGGGCGGCGGACGCGCTGACCAGGGATAGGAACAGGTCGATGTCCTCTTCCGAGTTCTTTTCGGGCCATGAGGATACGCCGTTTTTACCCCGTATGTTGATGATATCCACATGCCCGATGCCCTTCGCCTTCAGTTCCTCCGCCTTTTCAATGGCGCGTGTGATGCAGCAGTCCGCCGCGATGATGTTCCCGTTGAACAGCACCCGGTAATGTCCGGATACGGACATGGTCGGTATCAGTGCCTCTTCCAGCCACTTCCATTTGGCCTTGATGCGTTCCGGGTTGCGGCATTCCTCGTCGGTGTCTATATCGTCAATCAGGATGCAGTCCGGACGGAAGTTCTTGTTACGTGTACCACGGGGCGACTGCCCGGCTCCGATGGCGCGGAAGGAACATCCCGACTGGCAGGTAAATTCCCCTGTTTCCCACGCGCCCGGCTTTTTCTGCGTCCCGTAGTCCTGTATGATACGCTGGTTCTCCTCGAGATTGGCCATGAAGGGCAGGAGCAGACGCTGGGCGTTGTCCTGCGAGTTGGAGATGAGCAGCACGTTGCGCACCCGGCGGGTCAGCGCCAGCTTGATGATCTCCATCATGGCGCGTGCGGACTTGGCCAGCTCTCGTGACCAGGCCCTGACCTCGTACCATCTTTCATGCGCCATCATACGCCGTGTCGCCCTCTTGTGGAAGTCGGCGGGATTGCAGGTGTAATACTGCGCGAAGTAGTAGCGGAACCATGCCTCGTCGTCCGCCTCCAGCCGTTTTTTTCTGGTCTCGATCTCGGCGGTGGAATCCGCCGGGTTGATGTCCGAGTTTTCCCGGATGGAAGCGACCAGTTCGTTCCATCCTTCCAACGCCATCCGGTCTTGTGGTGTAAGCCTTTTCTTTGCCATGTCCTATGCGAGTTTTGATTTGACAAAAGCGTCCAGCAGCGGGCAGACCTGTTTGGCCTGCTCCGCGTCGTAGGTACGCAACCATTTGAGCAGGTCGGCGAACACGGACGTGATATCCGCCAGTCCGACCTCCGTTTCCATCTTCTTGATGGCGTTTGCCAGCTTGGAGATGGTATCCGCTTCCGCGGCGTTGGGAAACCGCTGTCCCTGTTCCCGCTGGGCGATCTTGCCGTTGAGCTCGGCCAGTTGTCGGTACAGGTTCTTTAGTTGTTCCTCCTTGGTGATCGTGACCGATACCTTCAGGTGTTCCCAGTTTTCTGCGTTGATCCATTTGTTCACGGTGACGCGCGACACCCCCACCCGCTCGGCGATTTCCGCCTGCGTGAGGTTTTCCTTTACGAAGAGCAGTTTCGCCCATTCCTTGCGCTGTCCGGTAGTCATTTTATCCGCCATAGTGTCTTTTTTTAGACAAAGGTGGCTAAAAAACGACGTTCGGGAAAAAACTTGCCGCATGATACAACTTTATAGCGTAATGATAACATTATAAGCCGTGTATGATAAAAATCCGATTTGCCTGATCCCCTAAATACCTTCATTTTTGCACCGTAAACACGGCGGGAACCCGCCCTAAGCGATATAGAGAAATGAACCGTTTTTTTAATATGATACCCGGTGAGGACGCCTGCTGCATCCTTTTGTACGGTGACATCGGCGAATACAGCGATGTCACGGCGGGCGCCCCAGGGCGCGGGGCCATGGAGGGGGGGGGCGCGGGGGCA